TACAGGTGACTACCTGATTAAAGGTTCTCTGGGATTTGCTAAAGAGGGCTGGTACATTGAAATGCCTAAAGATGCAAACGGTAATGTTCTTGTTGCTGTGTCTTATGAGCAGCATGAAGATGGGGATATTGCAGTAAAAACCTACAAGAAAAAATTTGATATCGAAACAGCCTCAATTATTCCTGATTTCGATAATCCTGTAGATATTCCAGAAACTCGCTGGATTGATATTCGATTGCATGAAGAACCCGAACCAGAGCCTGAAGAACCGTTGAGTGAAACACCATTGGAGTTCCAGCCTACTAACTTATCTCAGGCAGTAGCTGCAGCCTTGAATGGTGTGGAACCGCCAGTGATCTCCGACACAGATGCAACACATTAAAAACCCGCAAATTTAGCGGGTTTTTTTACGCCCATCTTTTATAACTGCCCGCTGATGAAGCGGGTTTTTTATGCCTAAATTTTGGAGAACTATAAATGAGTTCAGGCGCAAAAATTCGATTATATGCTTGTGAAGAAGCGGTGCTGGGAACAACTCCGGCAAACCCGATCTGGTACACGGTTCGCCGTGTCAGTGATGGTTTATCTGAAAACGTCTCAACTGAAGAAAGCAGTGAAGTAGTAGATTCACGTTTTCGACAAGGTGGTGTGGTTACTGAAGCAGAGGTAACAGGCCAGTTAGAGTTTGAACTATCTCTTGGAACATTTGACTTATTCTTAAGTGCTTTAGCCTTTAATAACTGGGCAGCAAATGCTTTAAGCTTTGGCGGTACCGTACGTAAATCTTTAACACTGGTCAAAGTATTTGAAGATATCGGTCAGGTATTTATTTACCGTGGTGTACAGGTGAATACCGGTGAAATCACCATTCAAACAACTGGGAAAATCACTGGTAATTTTGGACTGGTAGGTAGCTCATTTACACGTCAGCAAGTCAATCCTGTCACTAATCCTATAGCTGCAACAACCCGTCCACTGGTCAGCATGCCAAACGTGGAAAACTTACTGGTAAATGGACAGACGATTCAAGGTAAAGCGTGTTTGCAGTCTCTTACGCTTTCAATTAATAACAATCTTGAAGCAATCCGTTGTATCGGCTCAGGCAAGTACACACCAGAGTTCTACATTGAAAAGATGATGGATATCGAAGCAAATGCTTCCTTCATGTTCTCGGCAACTGCGGCAGGGTGGATTGATGCCATTAAAACCCGAGATGTGTTTACGCTGACCTTTGATATTAAAGACAGCAAAGGCAGTAAATACTCGTTTAACTTCCCTCAATTAGAAGTGATGGAAGCCAATCACCCAGATGGCGGGGGTGACGACATCATTACTTTAGATATCAACTTTGCCCAAGTCCGTACAGCACCAACGATTGTACGTGCTCTCGTGTAATCAGCTTATTCAGTAACAAAGCCTATGGAATCCCATGGGCTTTTTTATTTCTAAAAATCAGAGGTTGTTATGGCTTTAAAAGTCGGAATTATTAAAAGCTCAGACGTATCAAAATGGTGTGAATATAAGGATTCTGATGGACAGGTACAGGCTGAGTTCAAAGTCCGTGGTATCGCATATAAACCCTTTCAGGTAGCTATTGAACGAGCAGGAAACCAGATCTCGTCTAAAGGCTACGATGTAATGGTAAAAGATGAAAATGCCAAGCTTTACCACGAGCTTTTAATGGATGCATGCGCGGCCCACTTAATCGAAGACTGGAAAGGTGTGGTATTTGCCGAAATCGTAGACGGTAAAACTGTTGAGTCCGAAAAGCCATATACACCTGAGAATGCCTCAAAGCTTCTTAATCTTGGTGATATTGGTATTTCAATCTGGCTATTCATTAAAGAACAGGCCCAGAAGATTCAGGAAGACGCAGACAAGGACAAGGCTTTAATTCTGGGAAAGTCATGGAGCTCTACAAATACCAAAAAACGTATGCGTCGAAAACGCCGCACGAAATCGAGCAAATCAAGTTCTTAGGCGGCCGTATTCCGGATCCGCCAGAATATTCGTATGCGGCTGATTCAATTCTTTCGGCATTTAGCACTATATGTCGATCCAGACGTTATGAGCAAAGCATACCGTTATCTTTAGATCAGCAGGCTATCAATGTCTATGCTGAGCATAATGATTTGCCAGTGGCTGCTCATATTTTTAATGACTGTATTTTTGCGTTGGATAATTTGTTTTTGGAGGAGTGCCATAAGAAGATATCAACCAAAAGCAAAGGTAAGTGACCAAATTAGGTATTGCCAGGGACTGAAAAGCCTAATTTGGTCAAAACGTCAAACAATTAAGCAGTTGCTCTTAAACGCGACTCAAAATAACGCAGTCGATGTTACAAAATACTTGATCTGGATTGACAGAAAATTACCTTTAAGGTGTTGCGCGTGATTATCAAATGATGAATAATCACCTTACCGTCAATATTTGACGGTTCAGCATTCTTTTACTCTTTCCAAGAACCTTGGTGTTTGCTTGTATGTGTTTAACATTAACTGAAGCTAAACAAAAACTTAGAGCATTTGCTAGAGATACTAGCAAAATCAAGTTAACTGCACATGCAAAAGAAAGAATGAAAGAACGCTGTATCTCTATGAAGCAAATTATTTGCTGTTTTGAGCATGGAGATATTACTGAGGGGCCGTACCCAAATACTCGTGGTGATTGCCAGTTAAATGTTTCTGTTCGCACTGCAGGCGAATACATAACAACAGCTGTTGCAATCAAGCAGAGCGAGAACGGTGAATTCTCAGTAGTAGTCACTACATTTAGAGAGTAGGCTAAATTATGTATCACTATGAAGAATGCGGTCTGAGCAATATTTGGCTGCGCAATGGATTTACAATTGAAAATGATGAAGACTATGGTGAACTCGTATCTATTGAATCTGTTCATGAGCTTCATAATGCCATTGGGTTGTTCTTAATTACGCAAAAGCCTGACTTGAATGGTGAGGAAATTCGTTTTTTACGTAAAGAACTAAACTTGTCACAGAAGAATCTTGCTGGGCTTTTAGGAGTCAGTGAGACTAGTATTAGACATTGGGAAGCTGATCGCGGTTTAATTGGTAAACCTACTGAGCTATTACTTCGTGCATTATATAAAGAGCATGTTCAAGGTGATGGCAAACTAAGAAGTATGATTGAGTCATTAAATCATCAGGAACGAACTTTAGTACCAAGTGAAATTAGTTTTTCATATGGAAATAACCATTCATGGCATCAAACCAATTGTGAAATAGCTTAGTTAGTTTTATTTGATAGAAACCACCTTCGGGTGGTTTTCCTTTATGTGACATTTAGTAACCAGTTTGTTAAAGTTAGTACACTTTATAACAAACGGTGAAATTCATGAAAAAAATATTGGCTGCGGGTTTAATTGGTCTTGGGTTGGTGGGGTGCGCTACTCCAGCCTATAATTATCAAGCTATACCTAAAAATATAAGCAAACCGCCAATTGGATCAGTTAATAAAGCATTTGTAGGGGATCAAATGCTTGAACAGGGAATGGTGGTTGATCGTGAAGTTCTAAACGTCCCTGAAAATATTAAAATTAGTTTTGCTTATTCACTTACTTCAGGCATTTACTTAAAAACAGGCAAAAATGAAAAAGGGCAATATTTTCAGCCATTCAACACTGTCAGTGGTGGGGGGATGGTTCAGAAAAACCCTTTAGCTGACCCATTTAAAGTAGTTATGTTAGATACTGAAGGTAAGCTCTGTGTAGTAACAGTATTTAATGCAAAAAACTGTACTGATAAACATCAAGCTACTATGAAGACAGTAGCAATTGCATCAGATAATTCCTTCCAACAAACATTAATTTATAGTGGAAAATTTGGAAATAAAATTAATGTCGGGTACCGTGAATTCTCAAGTAATCAAGCACGTCCTGCATTCAATAATGATGTTGAATATGATTTAAGCCAATCTAAGCAAATAGGTTATAAAGGTGCTTTATTGGAAGTAATTGATGCCACTAATCAAGATATTACTTACAAAGTTTTGAAGAACTTTAACAAGGTAGATTAAGATGAGTGCACCACAATATAAACCAATGAGAGAAAGTGAAGTTTGTAATGCTATCGGGTGGGTGTTAATAGCTCTTGGCTTTATCGCAGGTTTTTTATTTATTCTTGCATTTGGTCGAATTGAAGTAGCTTCTTACTATGGTAAAGAAACGGTTTGGTCTGGAGTTATGATAGCAACAGGAATCGGAATTATATTTAATGGATTCCTTGCAGGCTACTTATTTCAAAAAGTAGCTAGTATTCTTCGTTACCATGAGAATAAATAATATCTTGCATAAGCACCCTAGGATGCTTTTTAAAATTGGTTTAACTACCCTGCTTGGTAATTATATTTAACTTAAAAAGAACTACCCACTCATTGAGTGGGTTTTTTATTGCCTAGAGGAAAGTAAAATGGCACAAGAATCCCGTTTGGTCATTGTTATTGATTCGCAAAATGCTGAACGTAATGCGCGTAATCTAGGCAATGAACTTGTTAGCATTGAACGTAAAGGTGAATTTGCATCTAAGTCTATGGACAGCTTGTCTGTAGCCACCAGAGCTTTAGCTGGACACATGGCTGGTTTATTAACAGTAGGTTCAGCCATTTCAAAGATGGATACATATACTGGATTACAAAATCGCCTTAAGTTAGTCACTAACAATCAAGTTGAACTAAATAAAGCAACGGAAGACACTTTCCGAATTGCTCAAAAAACCTATTCAGCTTGGGATTCTGTGTTACAGGTTTACCAGCGTTTTAGTGATAATGCCAAAACTTTAAACCTCACAATGGATGACACAGCACGTTTAACTGAAACAGTTTCTAAAGCTGTAGCAATTAGTGGTGCAAGCGCAGAAGCTGCTGATGCAGCTTTAGTTCAGTTCGGGCAGGCCTTGGCTAGTGGAACGTTGCGTGGAGAAGAACTTAATTCTGTAATGGAGCAAACCCCAGCACTAGCAAAGGCTATTGCTAAAGGTATGGGTATTACTGTAGGTGAATTACGTTCAGTAGCAGCTGAAGGAAAAATTACTTCACAAGAAATTGTAAAAGCGCTTAGAAATGTAGAATCTGATGTTGATGCTCTTTTTGCTAAAACAGATATCACAATCGGGCAGTCTCTCACACTCCTAAACAACGAGATCACAAAATTTGTTGGC